ATGATGATGAAAGCATACCTGAAGGTGATAGGATAACAGGTCCTGCTTATTTAAGCCATCATCATTTCATAGAAGAAAACAGATAGGAGAAAAAATGAAGGTTAATATATTTAAGAAACTGATTAGAGAAGTGATAAGAGAAGAGTTAGATTATTCTCTCGGTCGACTTGAGAAAAGTATACAAGAAGCTATAGTTAAGAACAAGGTAACTAAGATATATGAAGAGGCGCCTAAAGATGATGTCTATAAGAAGTTACAGAAAAAGTTAGATTCTACTCGCGTTCGTGATGTTCCAAAGGGACCTGTCAATACTAAAAATCAGATACTAAATGATATTTTAGCCGAAACAGCTAACAGTGGTGAGTGGAAGAATATGGATAGGCCGGTTGAAAAAGAATCCGCTAAAGATGTCCCTAACTTACCAGACCATTTATCTAATGCGTTCAACAAAGATTACTCACAGGTGATTAAGAAAGCTGATGAGAAATCTAAGATGAAGAATGGTGGTATGTAACTATGAGTTTGAGAGCAGACATATATAATGCTATAGCTGAAAACTTATCATATACCGACAATGATGGAAATGAAATTAATCCTGCTGATGAGCTCGGTAGGGGTGGTAAGATTGATAAGTTGGCATTTGATTTAACCAAAGCTATTACAGATTATGTCGCTCGTCAAGAGTTTGTCATCACTGAGATGAACGCCCCAGTTATGACTGCTTTGGGGCCAGGTGTTGCGAGTTTGAGTAGAACGGGTAAGGGTATGACTGGGCTTCCATTAGAACCATTGAACACATATGTTACAAAGGTTAAAGCTGAATTTGTAGATCCTAAAGAGATTTTACCATAATGGCTATATTGGATAAAAGAAAAAATCAATACATTGAGGATAAGGATACAAGGGTATCAGTAGGAATTGATTTACCTTTTGCTAATGTACCTAATAAAGATGGATACTTCACAACCACTAAAACCACTGTTGATTCAATTAAGAATAACATAAAATTATTATTACAGACTGAGCGTGGTGAGAGGGTATTTCAACCAAATCTCGGTGTTGATATCAGAAGTATTTTGTTTGAACCATTGACAGAAGATATAACGATTCAGATTGAGAATTCTATTGTCGATGCTTTGGAGTTGTGGATGCCATTTGTTGAATTAAAAGATATACAGATATCGGAGAATGAAAATCAGGTTAATGTTCAGATAGGTTTTGATATAAAAAGGGCTAGTTCATTACTACCATCTACAACCCAAGAGATGGAAGTGGTTGATGTTTCCTTTGAAAGAGTTAGTGATGGTGGTGGTAATAGAAGTTCGTTTACACAACAAATGGGTATTGAAACAGTACAACAACAGAACATTGGCTACTAATGAGAAATAATTATGGCTTACACTAAAGACAACAAATTTCAACCATCGAATGTGAAGTATACTTCTAAAGATTTTGCATCCATAAAAAATGATTTAATAGAGTACACTAAGACTTATTTTCCTAACACATACAGAGATTTCAACGAATCATCTCCTGGTATGATGTTGATAGAGCTATCAAGTTATGTTGGTGATGTTTTAAGTTATTACATAGATTATCAATATAAGGAAAGTCTTTTAGCTACGGCTAAGGAAAAAAGAAACATTCTTAACTTAGCAGAATTTTTGGGATACAAACACAATCCAATATCTCCATCCACTGTAGAACTTAAAATAACAAAGGAGATAAATGCAGATAGTAGTGATACATCAAAACCACAAAAAGATACAACATTAATAGAACCTGGCTTTCAAATAAAATCATCTGTTGATGGTGAATTGATATTTGAGACATTGGATTATGTCGATTTTCAAAATACAGGATCCTATCCACCACCAACCATCGAACTATCCGAAGAAAGTGCACAAGGTATAGCTACAAAATATAAAGTTACTCATAAGGTGAATGCTATATCTGGTAAGACAAAAACAAAAACATTTAATGTAACATCACCGACAAAATTTTTAGAATTAGATTTGGGAGAAACCAATGTTATAGAAGTATTGAGTTGTACTGATAGCTCTGGTCAGAATTGGTATGAGGTTGATTATCTAGCACAAAACAAAATATTAAAGGAGACTCACTACTCAAATAACTCATCCCAATCCACACCAATACCAAACAATGAAGTTGATGTAGCAGTTCCATTTACATTGGATTATATAAAGACAAATAAAAAATTTGTTAGAAAGGTTGATGTTGATACCAACAATACCAAACTTCAATTCGGTAATGGTTTGTATAAATACAACATCTCAGGTTCGGCTAGTTCATTCGACTCCATAATTCAACAGCAAGGATTAAATGTAGCAGGAGTTCCTGCTTCCACAATAAATTCTTCTGTGGATAATTTAGTCAGAAATAATTCTATTAATTTAGGTGAAACACCATCCAACACAACTTTAACCATAACTTATAGAGTGGGTGGTGGTGCTGATTCGAATACACAATCCTCTGAGATAACTGATGTGGTTGACACATCAAAGGCTGTCACCGTAACTAATGACTTTCCAGCCGTTGGGGGGATGGATGGTTTGACAACAGATGAGATAAGGGAGAACGCAAAATCAGTCTTTGCATCTCAAATGAGATGTGTTACCAGAGAGGACTATGAGGCAAGAATTATGAATATGCCTGCAAAATTTGGAAATGTGGCTAAGTGTTATGTTGAAAGGGGAGAGAGTGGTAACTCATTGATGGTGAGAACCTTATCCTACAATAAGAACAAACAATTTGTAAACACACCACTTTCTATTTTTCAAAATATAAAAAAATACCTCGATAGATTCAGAATGATAAATGATAATTTGGATTTTGGTATAGGATTGAGTGGGGGTAATTTTTCGGGCCATTGGATAAATTTCGGAGTGGAGTTTGATATCAACTATGATAGAAGATTCAATCCAAAGGAAACAAAGGTTGATGTTATTAATGTTATAAAAGATTTTTTCAAAGTAGAGAAAATGAAATTCAAACAACCAATAAATTTAAATGATTTGGAATATGAAATAATTGGATTGGATAGTGTAATTGGAATAGCTGATTTAAAATTAGTTCAGAAAATTGGTGAGAGAAAACTTTGGAACTATGATAAAGATGGTGTAGCCGATGGTACTGCTGGTTATGGTTTCTTTTATTCATTTGAGGATGCTGTTTCTAAAAACATACTAAGACCCTCAGTGACTCCATCTGTATTTGAAATAAGAAATCCAAACACAGATATTATAGGTAAGGTGAGTTAAGATGCATAGATATTTTTTTTCCGTAAAAGACACAACAATCAGCAGTGGTTCTAATTTGGTAGATGGCACCGACTTCAAAGATAAAAATTTTGGGCAGGATGAAGTTTTAGAAATCAAAAAAGTTTTTGACAATAGAAGTTTTAAGTATCCTACTAGAGCTTTGGTTCAATTCGACACCAGTGAAATACAAAACTTTTTAACTGCAAATAGCATATCATCAAATCAATATAGTGCTTCACTTAGACTTTATGAGACTAAGGGGACAAGTGGTTTGAGTGAGAATTATAAAATCGCAGCTTATCCTTTGACTCAAGAATGGGATGAGGGTATTGGAAAAGAAAATGATGAACCAAAGACAACAAATGGTTGTAGTTGGAAACATAGAATTAACAAACCTGGAGCAGAGGCGATAGATTGGACTTCTGCTGGTGGAACTTACATAAGTGCTGATGAAGTAACACAATCCTTCTCATCAGAGTCTCCAGATATTAATATGAACATCACATCACTCGTAAAGAAATGGATAGCTGGTACAAATTCTAATTATGGTATGGTGTTGATGCTTTCGGGAAGCACTGTAGAACCAAACAAAACATATGAAACTCATAGTGGAAGTTTTGAGGATTTGAAATTCTTTTCAAAACAAACCAATACGATTTATTCACCAAAGTTAGAAATCAAATGGGATGACCATACAACTGTTGAGGGTAATATTACTGGAAGTTTGACACAGATGGATGTATCGGGTAATACAGAAAATTATATGTATCAATTACATTCCAGGCCATCTTATAAGGAAGATGAGGTTGTTAAATTTAGGTTTGGTGCTCGTAAGAGATACATAGATAAAACATTCAGTTCATCAATACACACCATAAGTGGTAGCTACATACCAGAGGGTTCTGGTTCATATTCAATAATTGATATGGCAACAAATGAGTCTGTTGTCCCATTTAGCTCGTACACTTCAATGAGTTGTGATACTGTTTCACCTTTCTTTAAGCAAGATTTAAATACTTTTGAACCGAATAGGTCTTATAAAATATTAATAAAAGTTTCATATGATGACAATCAAGAAATTATATTTGATGATGACTTTGAATTTATAATAAGGAACTAAAATGCCATATCATCATGAAACAGGATCTATGAGAAGGTATAGCGGGGGATATGGTACGATAGATATTACATTAAGTAATTATTCTAATTTAGTGAGTGGAACTCGTTATGATTACTCTTTACAAAAGACAGAAGGTGGTTTGTATAAGGGATATGCAATTGCTGAAGATAATGGTTCAGAAATAGTATTAGTTGACAGTTCATTCACCCTACCAAATAATCCTCCACCATATCAGACTGGAACTGAAATAAACATATTTAATTCGTCAGATGGTGAATTTGTATTGAATACATATATTTCATCCATAGAAAATCACGGAGAGAAAGATATATTTAAATTTGATATGTCTTCCTCTGATTTTATTGAAGAGGAATTCGTAAGTACAAGTGATTTTGGTCCATCACCGATAATGATAGATGATGTATCTGAACCACAAAGGAATAATGAAATAAGACCAGGTGTGATTGAAACTCCAAATGGGTTAGTATATCCAGACGGAGTTCAGATACCATCACCACCATTGAATGAAAGTTACAGATTATCTAATTCAGTTCAGAGGTGTGGTAATTGTTTGTTTTTTAATGCAGGTGCTAGTTATTGCGGAAAGTTTCAGGCAGGTGTTAGACAATCATATGTATGTCGTTCGTGGAAAGAAATTGAGGATATGGAAAATCAATATACCACAATGGGTGTGGAGGATTCCTTTGCTCCTCCAGATTCACCTCCATCAGAACCACCACAAGAACCAGTATACGAAACTCAC